TATACAGCATGGTATGTGACTGAGCATCCTCATATCACTGTAAAGTACGATTGCTCTATTTCTGAGATAAGTCCAGATTTTCCCGTTGCCGTCAAAGATGCCTGTAGAAAACTTCGAGCAGAAAATATCTTGAATAAACCTAAATAAACCTATATAATATATGAATAGGAGAATCAATTGACCACATTTACAACAGAAGACCTACAAAATGTACTAAAAGGTGCAAATACCATGAGCGATAAAAGCTATGAAGAAGGCTATCTCGGTGATGCTATTCGCTTTCAAATGAAACGTGATAAGAAACGTTTCTGGGCTGGCGATAATATTAGCGATTATGTCAATGAAGCAGATAAAGAAATTCTAATCAACGAAGCAACAGAAGCATTTGAGCAAGTGCTTGATCGCTTGCTTATTGATCGTGAAACAGATCCTAACAGCAAGGGCACAGCTGAGAGATTGGCCAAGATGTATTTCAACGAAATAATGGCAGGAAGATATGAACCTGCACCAGACGCTACAGCGTTTCCAAATGATAGTGATGATAGATATGAAGGCATGTTGGTTGTTCGCAGTGAGTTGCGTAGTATGTGTAGTCATCATCACCAACCCGTTGTTGGTGTTGCTTATATTGGCATCATTGCCGCTCAAAAACTTATTGGCTTATCTAAGTATACAAGAATTGCACAGTGGTGTGCCCGTCGAGGTACTCTCCAGGAGGAACTTTGTAATGATATTGCTAGGGAAATCCAAAAAGCCACTGGAGCCGAAAACCTAGGTGTATACATACAAGCCACACACGGTTGTTGTGAAAACCGAGGCATTATGGCACACTCCAGTCTAACACAGACCACAGTGCTACAAGGATCATTTAAAACTGATCCAGGTGCAAAGAAAGAATTCTTCGACAATATCAAGATGCAACAGGAGTACGCTTCAAAATGAACTGGCTTAAACGAATAATAGTTGGGTGGGTCAAAGAAGATTGGAATAATGTTAGGATAGAAGAAGATGATTGCTATCCTAGTCCTATGAAAGGCCGCGGCAATGCTATTAGCACTATTAGTGGTCGTGCGCAAATAGACAGCGAACCCACACTTCAATTCAAAGTGTACAGTGCAGTTGGTGGTAAGATTGTGGAATTCCATCGCTACGATCCAAAGTCTGATAGAACTGATCGTCAGATTTATATTGTTGGCAAGGAAGAAGATTTTGGCGAAAAGATTGCTAAGATTTCAACACTGGAGGTACTGCGATGATTGCACAAACGCCAGCCGAAGGCATTATGAAAACAAACGATTGGGGAGACAGCAAAGTCTACCGAATTGCTTGTAATTGTGGAGATGAGGATCATAATCATAACATGTGGGTGGAAGCAGATGATGGGGATATTCAAGTAACCATTTATACTACAGGCAAAACAAACTGGTGGTCAAAAACACGCTGGTATCACATTTGGACTTTGCTAACTAAGGGATATATTGATACTGAATCGTCAGTTCACTTGACACGACAGCAGGCTTTCAATTATGCTCAAACACTAATAAGTGCAATAGACGATTTAGAACAGTTTAAAAAGGAACATGATGGACACAGCAAAACAATTAACTGATGAATTAATTTTTCGTATGAAAACCACTGACCTAAATAAATTTGAAATCAAACGCGAAGTTGGTCCTAATTGGCTGCCACAAGGCACTGTGCCTTTTGATATCACTGCCAAAGATGGCATTGCTACATTCACAATATGGGCGGAATTGTATCAAGATGCCGAAGACCAAGTAAGCAAGTTTTTAGAACAGGATGAAGATGAGTAAAATCAAAATAGCGGAATTATTTTATAGTATACAGGGCGAGGGTAGATATATGGGGGTGCCCAGCGTGTTCCTTAGAACTTTCGGCTGTAATTTCCGATGTGCAGGCTTTGGTATGCCTAGAGGCAAGATGAGCACAGAAGTAGAAGACATTGCAGAAGTTGTTCACATGTTTAACAAGTATGAAGATTTACCATTGGTATCCACAGGGTGTGACAGTTATGCCTCGTGGGATCCAAGATTCAAGGATCTAAGTCCCATGCTTACTAGTGATGCAATTGCAGATCGCATTATTGAAATGCTACCTTACAATCAATGGAGCGACGCTCACTTGGTTATTACAGGCGGCGAACCCTTGCTGGGTTGGCAACGTGCTTATCCAGATTTACTGGATCATGAAAAAATGACCAGCTTGAAAGAAATAACTTTTGAAACAAATGGCACGCAGAAATTAACAGAAGATTTCAAACGCTATCTTATGCAGTGGCAAACTGATGCAAATGCTACAGTAGCCCGTGATGTTACATTTAGTGTAAGTGCTAAATTGAGCTGTAGTGGTGAGAAGCGCGAAGAAGCTATTCGTCCGGACATTGTTTGCGAATATCAAGAAGTGGGCTTTACATATTTGAAATTTGTGGTAGCAACTGAAGATGATGCCTATGAAGCCATTGAAGTATCAGACCTATATCGACTTGCAGGATTTACAGGTCCAATATATCTAATGCCTGTGGGCGGTGTAGAAAGTGTTTACAACTTGAATAATCGCAGAGTGGCAGAACTGGCCATGAAGGCTGGTTTTAGATACAGCGATAGACTGCAAGTGCCGTTGTTTAAAAATGAATGGGGCACTTGATATGCTGGAAATGATCGTAGCACTGGCGTTGATCGGGGTGCTGGTAACAGCAATAATTGTATTAACAACAAACGATTCGGCATGCACTGGAAATTGCAGACAAGGCAGAGATTGTAATTGTACAGGAAAAACACAATGAAAAAGTTTATTAAAAGATTGTTTGGAATTGATAAAATAGAAGAGAACTTGGAAATTCTCAAAGCCATGGAAGCCAAAGCCGTTGCAAGCACAGCCGAAGCACAGCTGGCGGAAGAGCAAGCCAAGGCTTCACCAAAAGAACGTGCTACAGCTCGCGGTGAACCATATGTAACTGTTTTGGAAACCAAAGTTAATCCCGATAATGTAAGAAATGGCTTCTTTGAGCTTGACTGGAATGACTTGTTTATAGTACAATTGAAACAAGCTGGATATGGTTTTGATGGAGATCCAGACGAAGAGATTGTTGATCGTTGGTTTAGAGATCTTGCCGGCAATATGCTAGCCGAAGCAGGACAGGATCCGCAAAAAACAATTGGTGGTTATATTAACGTAAACAGATTAGGAAACGGCAGAGCCGAAGTTGAATGACATATATTATTGTTGATACTGCAAATACATTTTTCCGTGCTAGACACGTTGTTCAAGGCTCTGCTGACATCAAGTTGGGCATGGCCTTTCATATCACTTTTAACAGTATCAAGAAAGCATGGCAAGACTTTGGAGGCACCCATGTGGTATTCTGCCTCGAAGGTCGCTCGTGGCGCAAGGACTTTTACAAGCCTTATAAAGCCAACAGGCAAGAAACTCGCGCGGCTATGACGGAAAAACAGCAAGAAGAAGACAAGTTGTTCTGGGAAGCGTTTGATCAGTTCAAAGATTTTGTTGCAGAAAAAACCAATTGTACTGTGTTACAACATAAACAATTAGAAGCAGATGACTTGATTGCAGGCTGGGTTCAAGCACATCCAGAAGCCAAACACGTCATCATTTCAACAGACGGAGACTTTGCACAATTAGTAAGTCCAACAGTTAGCCAATACAACGGCGTAGGCGATTTGCATATTACACATGAAGGAATCTTTGATGCTAAAGGTAAACCTGTTAAAGACAAAAAAACAGGCGAGCCTAAGCCTGCACAAGATCCAGAATGGATGCTGTTCGAAAAATGCATGCGGGGTGACACAAGCGATAATGTCTTTTCGGCTTATCCAGGTGTACGAACGAAAGGAACAAAGAATAAAGTTGGTCTCCAAGAGGCATTTGACGATCGTAAAACTCGCGGATATTGTTGGAACAACCTCATGTTGCAACGTTGGGTAGATCATAATGGTGAAGAACATCGTGTGCTAGAGGATTATCAACGCAATGTACAACTGTGCGACCTTACCGCACAGCCTGATCATATTAAAACTTTCATTACAGAAACTATTGAAACAAATGCCAAGCCCAAAGAAGTTACGCAAGTAGGCATTCGTATGCTAAAATTTTGTAATACATGGGACATGCAAAAAATTGCAGACAACATACAAATCTATGCGGAACCATTCCAAGCAAGATACCCAGAAAAGGAAACAGCATGACAGACATACACGCAAAGCCAATCGTAGATGGTAAATTTTGGATAGTAGAAGAAGGTGGTAATAAAATTGCCACGCTTCACAAAAAAGACAACAACAAATTTGTGCTTAGTAGCACCAATGGTGAAGTCATGTTCAATAGGAAACAAGACTTAACGAAACAGTTCGGTGAAGGTTTCTTTTTGACCAGCACCAAGGTAAAGGTTACCAAACCAGACGTTCATGAATGTCATGGATTTCCAACCAGCGTAGAACCTTACAACAACATGTATGATGTGAGACACAAACTGCCATTGTTTACCAAGAGCAGTGCAAGCAAGAGTTTGTATTGCGCAGGCTATTACACAATCAAATTCAATAAAGGTTGGGTACGCAGTTTTTGTCCCAAGTTGATAACACTAGAACGCAACGAATTTAAAGGTCCGTTCAAAACAGAGTTTGAAATGAAACAGGTATTGTCAAATGCAAAATCAGATTAATTTAGGGCCAATATCACAGTTTGCTCAACTGCTGAGATCTGCCGAACTAGTACAAAATAAAGAAATTAAGATACCCATTCAACAGGCCAGGATGTTGAGTCTTGCACTTAACGAAATTCAAGATAAGTTACTACAAGACTACGAAACAATGTTCAATCAACTGAGAAAAACTGCTGATAACAGTGCAGTTAGCATTGAAATAGATGGTGGCAGTTTCAAGGAATAATTAGGATAAATATATGTGTATATATTTGGATACGCTATGTCTAGACCTAAACCACAAGTTCTTCTTGAAAATATAAACAAGAAAACTTATAAAGCTGAACAGATACTAGAAGCCGAAGCAATTTGGGCTGTGTTCTACAAGAACGAGCCATTCAATCTCAAATCGTTCAACAGTCTTACCAGCTATCCTGGCCCCAAATACAAAAAAGTCAGTTTTTCAAATCCTGGACATGCACACAATCTGGCAAAAAAGTTGAATCTCACATTTGGTTGTAACGATTTCCAAGTGGTCAAATTGACTACTGGCACTCTGGTAAAATGACTGATCGTGACACACTAACCAAAATATTTTTACGTGAATGGGGCAAAAGCACAGACAGTGCTAACCTGCAACTTTTCTCACGTAAATGGTGGCAATCAAATCGAGTGAACAAAAAGAACGCCTTTCGGTTAAGCGACGAAGGTTATGAATTTTTGACAAACGAATTGGATTTGAGATGTTACGAAATTCCATTTACTGAACCTATTGAACTTAGTCCCCAAACAATTATTTTTTTGGAACGCTACATAGACTGCCCTTATCATCTTACCAATATGTCAATCACAGTATTTTCAGAACGTAAGAGTTTTGAGCTCATGTTGTTTTCAGACGACATAAGAAAATTTGGGCTAATAAAAGCCATGACTGAACGTGAAAAAGATCTAAAACACCATTGACGTCTTTTTGTAATTGCGCTATAATACTAGCATGAACTGCAAAATTCCATTAACTTTTTAGGAGCAAAAAATGGCAGAGTTAGTAAGTCGTACAGTAGGCCCCCAAGGTGCTAAAAAATCCTTGCGTAAAGCATTTAAAAATCAGCGTCCAATCTTTATATGGGGTCCTCCAGGAATTGGCAAATCAGATATCATTAAACAACTTGGCTCCGAGTTGGATGCACATGTTATTGATGTGCGTTTGAGTTTGTGGGAACCCACTGATATCAAAGGTATTCCATATTTTGACTCAAACACAAGTAAAATGGTTTGGGCTCCTCCTAGCGAACTGCCAGATGCAGAGCTAGCCAAAAAACACAAAACTATCATTTTGTTCATGGACGAATTGAATAGTGCCGCACCTAGCGTACAAGCCGCGGCGTATCAATTGATTTTGAATCGTAAGGTCGGTACATACACGTTGCCAGACAACGTGGTAATGGTTGCCGCAGGCAATCGTGAAACTGACAAGGGTGTTACGTTCCGTATGCCAGCTCCTTTGGCAAATCGTTTTGTTCACCTGGAAATGACAGTGGATTGGGATGACTACTTTGAGTGGGCGGTTGAAAACAAGATTCACCAAGATGTAGTTGGTTATCTGACCTTTGCCAAAAAAGACTTGTACGATTTTGATCCAAAAAGTTCAAGCCGTGCATTTGCCACTCCACGCTCCTGGAGTTTTGTAAGCGAACTGCTTACAGATGACGACACTGACCACGACACATTGACTGATTTGGTGTCAGGTTCAATTGGCGAAGGCTTGGCAGTTAAATTTATGGCACATCGTAAACATGCCAGCAAAATGCCTAATCCTACTGACATTTTGAGCGGCAAGGTCAAAAAGATGGATTCCAAAGAAATTTCCGCCATGTACTCTTTGACTGTGAGCTTGTGCTATGAACTGAAAGACGCCTGTGAAAAGAAAGCCAAAAACTGGGACACACAGGTCAACAACTTCTTCCAATTTATCATGGACAATTTTGAAACCGAATTGGTTATCATGGGCACCAAGTTGGCATTGAGCACTTACAAATTACCACTGGATCCAGACGAAATCAAGTGTTTTGATGAGTTCCATGCCAAGTATGGCAAGTACATCAGTGCCGCCACTGACAAAGACGACAAACGTAAATAATACAGTTTGATACCATTTGACACCTCCTTTGGGAGGTGTTATAATATATACATACAGTAAACATTTAGGAGCAGAGATGGCACATTTAGATCCGATTATTGACAAAATTATTGTAGCCCGTGTGGGCCTACTGTTACGACATCCGTTCTTTGGCAATTTGGCAACTCGCTTGCAAATCAAAGAGGGTACAGATTGGTTGCCTACTGCCGCAACTGACGGACGCCACATTTATTTCAATCGTGAATTCTTTGAAAAACTCACAAACAAACAAGTTGAATTTGTTATTGCGCATGAAATTTTACACAACGTGTTTGATCACATGAGCCGTAAAGAAGGCCGGGATGCAAAGATTTTCAATATTGCCGCTGACTATTGTGTGAACGGACAATTGGTACGTGATAGAATTGGCGATCACAACATTCCCGATATCAAAATCTTTCATGACAGCAAATATTATGGCATGGGCGCAGAAGAAGTCTATGACAGGATTTTTGACGAAATGGACGAAGAAGAATTAAATGCCCTTGGTCAATTGTTGGATGAGCATATTGATTGGGGAGAAGGTGATGCCAATGGCAACCGTCCCAGCTACACCAAAGACGAACTAAAACAGATTCGTGACGAAATGCGTGAAGCTACTATTGCGGCCGCTCAAGCCGCAGGCGCAGGCAATGTTCCTGCAAATGTGGCACGTATGATTAAAGACTTAACAGAACCGAAAATGAATTGGCGTGAAATTTTGCGCCAACAAATTCAAAGTACAATTCGAAACGATTATTCGTTCATGCGTCCTAACCGTAAAGGTTGGCACATAAATGCAATCTTGCCAGGAACACAATTCCAAGAAACTATCGATATTTGTATTGGTATTGATATGTCTGGTTCAATCGGTGATGAACAAGCAAAAGACTTTTTGAGTGAAATTAAAGGTATTATGCAAGAGTATGTTGACTTTAAAATTAAAGTATGGTGCTTTGATACTCGAGTTTACAACGAAGCAGAATTCGATGGCTACTCAATTGACGAGTTTGATAACTACGAGCCAATCGGTGGCGGCGGCACCGAGTTTGATGCCAACTGGAACTACATGAAAGAACATGATATACAACCCAAGAAATTTATCATGTTCACTGACGGTTATCCTTGGGGCAGTTGGGGCGACGAGGACTACTGTGATACCGTGTTTATTATTCATGGCAACGACAAAATTGTTCCACCATTTGGCGAATTTGCATATTACGATCAAGCCAAGGTGCCTGCTTAATGGCATTGAAAACGGGCAAGCCCAATCAACTCAATTATTTTGATTTACGCAAAGTGGATTTTGCTTGCCCACATTTCAAATACACAACCATAGACAAATACAATCCCAATCTGATAAGACAGCTCAATTTATGGATCAAGCAAAATTTGAATCATAGGTATTATATTGGACAGGGCATAGAATTAGACAACAATAATACCATAATATACAATACAACCATTGGATTTGAGAACGAAAAAGAACTTAGTTTTTTCACAATTGCCTGTCCGCATTTAGATTCGAGATAATTATATACGTACTTCAAAGGAGATACCATGACAGAAGCAACACAACAACCACAAGGTGCAGAAAGCACAGATCTTACGATTAACGATTTGAACTCACTAAAAGTGATTATCGATATTGCCAGTTCACGTGGTGCATTTAAACCAAACGAAATGGTTGCGGTCGGCACAACATACAGCAAGCTAGACGCTTTCTTGACTTATGTGTCAAAACAACAATCAGCACAACAACCACAGCAAACAGCCGCTGACGAAGCAGTTGCTAATACTGTAGCAGGAGTCTAATATGGCCGAATTAAAGCATATTGGTCGGGTAAAATCCACCAATAAAAAGGTCCTTGTGGCCTATCGTACTATACCTGGAGATGCTCACAACTGTTTGATCATCCCTACAGAAAATCTACCAGACATCTATCATGATGCCATAATCAATTTGGTAGAAAGTAGTTCCGGCCAAGATGCTTATGAATTTGCCGAAGTGTTAGATCGTACACAATTCCCAGACGGCGCAAGAATGCTTCCTTCTTTGCATGCGAGTGGTCGTTTGATTAAAGCTCCTACAGCTTCAGTTGAAATGACTCCTACTCCTGGCTACAGCATTTTGTTGTCAGAACTCAATCAGATCATTGCCGAACAACGTGGTGTAGCAGTTGACGACTTAGCGATTAGTGATGGCAAAACCATTGACCCAACCACAGCCAATGTAGCTAAAGAGAAAATGGTGAATGAAGCCAAATCTCCAGACACAAGCAAAGCCGCGCCGGATGCAGGCAAAACAACTAGTGCTAGTGTTGAAGCTGTTCAACCCACAAGTTTTGACAGTCCTGAAGCTGAAGCCAAGTTCTATCGTAGTCAAGCAGACAAGTTGGCTAAAGATGCGGCTGCAATGCGTCGCAAAGCTGAGGAGTTGGTTCCGACCAAAAAAACCAAGTGACAAAATCGGGAAGACATCTTCCCAAGGATGTAGTTCAACATTGGCCAGAAGTATTCGGAGACGTACATTTAAATGTATTACCTTTAGGGTATCTCAGCTCTGTATTGGTCAATTTTAAAGACGGCAAAACCTGGGAAATAAAAATTACAGCTCAGACAAGAAAAGAGGGATGGATTGCCTTTGAAAAGAATCTGTCTGAGCTTGTGACCCAATATGATGATGCTGTGGACAACGTAGATTTCAAATTGGACACAGAGCGTGTTAAAAAAGATATTGAAAAATCCACGCAAAAATTTCTAAAGAAAAAGAAACTATAAATAATGCATGTTCGATTACTCAGTTATTCCAAACCCACACAGGAATTTGCAGATCTTGGCATCCAAGATGCACAGGAACTCATTGCGTATTGCGCCCGTGTCAGCAATCCCTCCAATCAACTCAACACAGATACATCCAAAAAACTCATACAATACCTCATACGACACCAACACTGGAGCCCACTTGAAATGGTGTCAGCCTGCATTGAAATTACCACCACACGAGATATTGCACGACAGATCCTTAGACATCGTAGCTTCAGCTTTCAAGAATTCAGTCAGCGATATGCTGACCCTACTAGAGATCTGTCGTTTGTATTGCGAGAAGCACGACTCCAAGATAATCAAAACAGACAAAACAGTATCTCTACGAGCGATGCAGAGTTACAAGCATGGTGGGATGCCAAACAAAAATTCATCGTTGAACATAGTCGTTTAATCTACGAGCAGGCTATTGAAAAAGGTATTGCTAAAGAACAAGCTCGTGCAGTACTGCCTGAAGGTTTAATAGAAAGCAGATTGTATATGAACGGTACACTACGCAGTTGGATTCATTTTATTGAATTGCGCAGTGCAAATGGCACGCAGAAAGAACACCAAGAAGTTGCTGTTGCTTGTGCTAAGGTGATATCTGAGATTTTTCCGCTAGCCACAGATCTTCTAGCCACGTAAAATCATTTATCTTTGCCAATGCCTCCTTGTCGGAGGCATTTTTTTCACCGTATGCACGGCCAGCAACTGCACCCATATAAGCATAAAATCCGTACGGAGCATTGTCGTTTAATTCACACCATGTGCGCAGTCTAGATAAAGATTCATCGTTATTAATGGCAGTTAATTTGCAACATTCCCTAAATGCACTGCGCCAAGTGCTGAATGGATCAGTGTTAAAAGCTGTGATATTACTCACTGTATCCATGGCCTTGAATTTGTTGCTGATATTCATAGTCATGTCTATTGAACTAGTATCCATTTGCAATACCAATTGTTTAGGCAGTAATTTCACGCCTCCATAACCGTAACTCAAATCAACTACAGGATTTAAACTGCGCCACACGTGTACCACGTCCATGTCCCATTCACTCACTTGATGATCAAAATTGAAATTGTTAACAATCACTGCATCAGCATCTACAACCCAAAACATTTTTGTCATGGATTTTCTTGCTGCCGCTATGTGTGCTTGATGAATTCCCGTCACACCATTCACACGTTTTGCAAGTGGAAATCTATGTTTTAAAACAGTATAATTTTCGTCTGCATCTGGCTCATTGTAACTGATAAAAACAATATCGTACATTATCTTCTTCTTATAATGCGAGGTGTATTTTGATACACAGTTTTGAAAAACTTACTGCCTGCGGAATCCAGATTTGCAATATCTAAACTGCATTTGTCTTTTAATTCTTTTGCTAAAAAATTAATATACGCAGTGGTTACTTTACTGTCAGCATCTCTATGTTTCTTGTTCCAGTAGTCAGTTAGGTATTCAAAATCTCTCACTTGGCTGTAGTCCCATTCTGTACACATGGTATTGTAACAGCCTTCCCTTGCTCCTAACACACTCCAAATACCATTTTCTACATCTGCACCAACACTGCACCAAATCAGCAATCTGTGATAATTTTGCCACCAGATTTTTTTCAAATCGTTTGTTTTTCCGCCCTGGTCCAGGCTCATTTTAACACCTTCGCGAAACCCTGCCCGCCATGCTTGGAACGGTGTGGCGTTGGTATAACTTTCACTGTAATTGTCGTTGAATTGATAATATTTGTCGTCAAAACAAAATTCAACTTTGCCTTTAATATCGTTGGGATCACTATTTTCATGAGTGCGCATGTGGTTTACAAATTTACGAGTCCACAATTTTAATCCGCCATTGCCGTACATCAAACCATTAACATGTACTTTGCCACACCATGAAAACACATTGCTGTCTGATAGTCCCAATGCTTCTAGATCAATTTCGACTTCAAGAAACCTTGGATCCACAATGTTGTCAGCGTCCACTGTGACAAAATATTCAGTGTCACTAATAGCCGCACAGGCCTTGTGCGCGGCATCACTGCCTTTAACTCCATGAATTCGTTTGGCCCACGGAGCTTTCGTAAGCAAATCCGCATAGTTTTTTTCTGCATTTGGTTCATCATAACTGAGAAACACAATGTCTTGTTCTATAATTTTAATCATTGATTATCAATCCATAACTTTGAAAAAATATTCTACTTGATATAGAAATCCTGTTGATCTTGGACTCTATGTTGCTTGAAAAAGGAATCATTATTTGATCCTCTTTTACTAGTTCTTTGATATCAATAATTATGCTTCTTATCAAGAAATCAAAGTCATCCTGAAGCATGACAAAAAATATTGTGTTTTGCATTACACCATCCGCCAGTCTCTCCTTGGCTTTTTTTGACAAAGAGAAAAACCATGCTTGACGACTGGCATCCCAAGTAACTATGCATTCTGTATTTGCATCAGGAGCTGCCTTGATCCACTCAAATATATTGTGCCTAAATCCGTACAACTGTGTGGTTACAGGTATCAAGCTGAGCTCAGTCTTGCCAGATAAACCTTTGGCATAACCAATGATATAGTCATGAGCTTTTTTTTCTCCTGCCCTAAATTGCCTATGATCTTCTTCTGAAATTTCAAAGGCAGGAGGATTACCTAGAATCCACAACTGGTTGCTGATGCTTACTATAACTCCTGTTTTTTTATCATAGTGTAGATAGTATTTTTGTGGCTCTAGAACCAATTTAAATTTTCTCGGCATGGGCCAACTCCTCTAATCGTGCTATAAGAGATTTGGTCACAAAATTCTTTTCCACATAATGAAACAGTTTGGTTTGTTTTATGTTGCCTACTATCAATTCGCCCTTGCTGTTCAATATGTAAGGAACCATGTTTTGCCAGCTATCAATGCCAACTGGCCAGGCCTGCAATGCAGTCTTCATGTGTATAAAACCAAGAGGGTCACACTTGTCAATGGCTTGCTCAGTCATGCCTGTAATTTCCAATGCAATTGCCGAGGCAAGGTCCATGCTCAACCATTTTTGATAATAAGCAGGAGCATATATGTCGTAGCAGGCCTCCCAATTGTTGCACACAAATTCAAGCACTTTGTAAAACTCATATGCTGGTCTATTCTTTTTGAAATAGTGTAAAGCAAAATAAGCATTAGGCAGTTGATTTTCCAAAAAGGTTTTTCTGTGAAATGTATCGTAGGGAATGTGCTCCAGTTTGTAATTGTAGATTTTGGAACAAAATTTGATATCATAACTACTGCAATACTCCCACCAGATGCCTATGTCTTCCAGCAACAGCATGTCGGCATCCAGCACAATAGTTTCCTCATATGGCGTTGCTTCATATATTTTCCAACGATGTTCTCCTGCAAAAGCACTATTATCATGTTTATCAAACCATGGGATTGGAACAACATGATCAAACACATCTTGATATTTTTTTGGCACTTTGCTATTAGTTACAAGAGAAACATTTTTTATTTCAGTTTGGCTGTGTTTGATACTGAGGGCAAGTGCATATGCTTGATCAACATAATTCACATTGTCAGTATTTTGTGCAAACAATAAAAATCCTTTAGACACCTGTGCCTCCGTTGATATATCTACTCAAACTGTATTTGTTCATGATATGTACATCTAGACCTTTGGTATTCAGAGCTGTGTATTCTCCAAGATATTTTTCTTTTTCTACTAGAAATTTCATAGTACTTCCATTAGTGCTGATGAGATAATCTTTATCACTTGCAAACGTCATTTTTCCAGGCAGCTCAACTGCAAATTCTCCGTTGCTTTTTCCATTCATGATGTGTATGGCTATGCTGAACGCTATGTCGTTTCTAAATATAGGGCTGTCTACAGTGTACAAAGTTCTAAAATATATCCAGTTGTCTTTTATGTGATCCAAGAGAACAAAAAACGACTGCATGATTGTATTTTTTTGAAAGATAAAAACAGTTGCCCAATAAAATGGAATCGAGTAGGGATTGATTCTGGCAAATGCAGAGCTGGATCTATATCCTGCTAGATCAAATGCGTGTTTGTATATCTGAAAGTCATGATCAAGATCAAGTGCTGGTTTCAATACTGACGAATTCAAGATATAGTCAGTATCCAACACAATTGTGGTATCATAAGGAGTTAGATCATAAACATTGCTTCTTGTTAGATTTTTCCAAGTTGCTGTTTTAGCTGTTAGGCTACCGTCAAAAAACTTTCTATGCTGTGCTGTTCCTGTCAACGGGATATCAATAATATTTTGAAATTTGTGATGGGGAAATTTTTCCAGCAAATAAGTTCTATCATCTGTGATAATAGACACAGGAATATCAAGATACTGCATGATTCTGTCAGCGGCAAACACTGCCATTTGCGTGTAATCTATGGCTTGATTATTTTGCGCGAATAAGATTGCACCAACAGTCATAGTTCAACAATATCAGCGATTTTTCTTTTGTTTTTTATTTCTGCATATCTCACTGTGTATTCGTTCAATGCTTCAAAGTAGATAGACACTATGTTGTCCAAAAATTCTCTTACATTTGATATTACCACAGGATAATTATTGCTGTCAATAAATGCAGTATCCTCAGTGTGACCAAGATCAACTACAGTTTTTGCAAAATTGATTAGCTCCGGGCTTATTTTAAAGGTTGCGCCGTTGGTGTAATAGGACAGCTTTTGATTAAATTCTTCTAAAATAATGCGTCTTTGATTCGATAGTGTGGCAGCAAAATTAGCCACAGCAAATGCTTTTTCAATTTTTTCATCCATAGAAAACTCCTGTATGTTATAATAACACTACAGTAGTTATCTTGTCAATGCTTTAGATAGATTAAAGTGTGGTCAAACTGGCGATAGTTGGCAAGTAATTGTAGGTAATGCCACCGTTGGTAAATGCCATTTGAACACCGTTTGTACCGCCTGAATAGTTCATGTTGACATTATTGGTTAAGAAACCCGAAACGTCCTCATCAATATCGTAGGGATTGGTGTTATTACGGAAAAAGTCTTCCGTACCAGCTGCCTGATACGTGATGCCGCTCAGTACGCCTGCTGTCAATGTGTTAATCGTGATAGGAACTGAGGCTGTAGCATTGTTATAACTGCTTGAAATGGTAATGGCATTGGCTGGCACATTTACACTTGCTACATAATAAGCCACACCAGTTGTGGACACAGTTAGTCCATTTGCAGTGCCTGGTGTACCTTTGAATATTATTATTGTTCCTTGTGCAATATTTGATACTGACTGCAAGTTGATGGTGTTTGTGCCTGATATACTATTCACTGTACCAGTTACTACAGGAAAACCGCTTGATAGATCTTCGAAAAATACTTGAAAGGTCAATACATTTCCTTGAGTATTCAATCCAGCCCATATGGTGTATTGATTAGGTGCATATATTGAACTACCGGCTGCTCCCAAGCTGGCTGTGAAGATAGGCACTAAGGGCTGTCCTTTGTTGGACTGTAAATAGGTCCATCCTATAGATGTGACTGTACCGCCAGTGCCACTGTAGCGTACACCGTTGTAATCAAATGTTATCACGCCCATTTTGTCCAACAGATTCCACCAGGAATTGTTTTTTGTTCCTGCAGGTGGCACGATTGTGGATGTTGGTGTACTGCCTGTATCGCCTAAACTGGCGCTGAATTGGACTTGCCCGCCTGAATTGAAAAAATATTGTGCTGCCTGGGCTCCTGTATAACCAGTTCCTGCGTTCCATGTAACGCTCATTTGCTCACTGATAATAGGTATGCCGCTTTTTACTGATTGAAAATTATAACCTGGACCAGCATTAGGTGTTGTAGTTCCGCCCCATGGTCTGCTGGCACCATCTCTTGTAACTTGATGTGGAAATCCTTGGATGGATGCTCCTGAGGTTGGAGTTATATATTGATTGCTGGCTATTTGATTGTAAGCACCTGGATAAGTTACTGCATTACTGGTATTACTTGATGTGTTTGCCAAAGCAGATGACATTACAGAATAGGCATTCAAGTCGGAATATGCAATTTTAATCAGCGTTGTGGCTGTTGTAAGTGATGGACTAGGAGCTGTGCCTATCTGATGATAAAATGTTTTAGTAATATCAGCTTGCAATGCGTTCCAATCTGCCTGTGTAATTTTGTTGTTTACAAGAACTTGATTGCTTTGTAAAATTTGTCCGTATCCAGTGGCCGCGGTGCCCAAGATTGGGGCTATAATGTTTTGTACTGCATTATAATCTGCCGCTGTTATGTTTGATCCTACACTAGCCATTTAATTTCCTTTTTTGGTTGTCTTTAAAGAATCACGCACTCTACAAGAGTTTCTTCAGTTGTTGCGCAATCTTCTAAGGCTACTGCAAACACAATAGGCTGTACTTGGGCTCCTGGGAATGTTACAGTTACGCTGGCTCCCAATCCGTTGCCATAGGGTGCCATTTGATCGCCTTTACTGCATCCTCCGATAACTCTCACAGGTACGCGGCCTTTCAATGCCACGTAAACTCCGCCAACCAAATCCTTATTCATCATGTAGCCTGGATTAGTACTTATCACTCCGATAGGCTGTGCTCCAAATTCATTGCATGGGCAAATTTCTGCAGAACCCCCAACAGTTACAACTGTGCCTGCTATTAGTTCACCAAATTCAGGACTTGGTAGATACTTTTCTGCCAAATCAGCATATTGAGCCGCAGTTGCAGTTCCATTAAACAAATTGGCATTGATATTTGAATTGCTGTCTCTTGCTACCACTGTGGTTGGGTTGCTTGCAACACTGGCTTGTACATAACTGCCGCCAACATTTAGTTGGTCTGCCTTGTTTGCAGTTGCCCACACATAGCCTGCATAAATGTTTTGCCATTGGTATCCGCTACTTCCTAGATTACTTACACCGCTGGCGCCTGGTAATACATCTAATCCGTTTAGTACAAGTGGGTTCTTAACAGAGCCCAGGGCTGTGGTTGTATTAAATACAATGTTGCCAGCACTTGAAAGGGTAGGGACCCCGCTTACATTAGATACTGTTAGTTTAACATTAGGACTACCTATAGTATAACCGCCGTCACTGAAGTTAGTAACACTGCTGAATGATGCGGTGCCTGCCGTAACATATGAACTTGCACTCAAACCACCCAACTTGTCTGCATTACTGGCGGTACCTTGAAATCTATATCCGTTACTGGTTACTCCATTGTTGGCTGCTACCGTATTTACAAGTGTCAAACCCTGTACAATATTGTCGAATCCATTAATAGGATTGGTGCCGCTGAGAGTGAAAGAATCACTGCTGATTACAAAAATAACATTGCCTGCCGCAATACCTTGTATAACTGCATGAGGATTGTTACTGGAATCCAACAAAGATGTTGACAACATCTGTGTAGTTCCAAAATTTGTTACTTCTTGTGGTCCGATGAGGATAGAACTGCTTCCATTGTAAACATACAATTGGTTGCTGGAAGTGTTGAACCAGAAATCACCTGCTGTTAAACCAGCTGGAGCCACTGTGGCAGTTTCTGAACCATTACCAGTTCTCCAATAATTGCCGTCCCAGAATTTGATTTTCTTATTTGCACTGTCATACCAAATTTGACCTGTTAAAGGATTAGGAGGTTGTGTAGTGTTTGCAAAGTTTTCTAGTAACCAAATGAAATTGTCATTCTGTGCTTGGCCGTATCCAGCATAATTCTTACCAACAAGTGTAAGATCAGTAGAGGTATCTACCGTGCCATCTGCAACTGTAGCTAATAACGTTCCATTATAATGATTAATTGTATATGACATGGTGTCGATCTTTCCTTATTTCAGTGTATTTATCATGTTACCAGGTACTTATAGCGGCTCTTTTCCACGTATTTGTAGCTGTACACACATAAACATAGCTAGAATCCCAGGCAATTTGTCCTGCAACACCCGCGCTTGACGCTGTTGCTGGCGTAAGTGTATTAACCCTGAATGTGCCGTTAACATCAAGTGTTGTTGTTGGCGAACTTTGATAGATACCCACCGTGCTGTTTGCGGCATTCACAAACAAGGCCTGATTGTAGCCAGAGCCGTTGCTTACGGATATTTGAAAATTCTGATTGGGAACTTTACTGGTTAATTCAAAAGTCCCCACCGACACATTAACAGCTGAATATCCGCCAGTGCCCAATGTAAGAGGAGTTGCATTTGTTATTTGCAACGCACCACTTGTGGTATTCTGATAGCTGTCTGTTGATAAAAATTGCTCAGCACTCTTCAATGAGCCATCAGCTGCCAATAAACTTGTAGATTGTGTTACTGGCACATTGAATTTAATATTAGGGTATGTACTTGAATTGAATCCTACATTTATAGTGCCAGAGATGGCGCTCATAGTGCTGGTTGCCACAGTAGCAGATGTACTAACTGTATATGTTGCCACACCTCCGTTTGTACCAGATCCTAAGACAAATGCGGTGATAACAGTATTGAGAGGCACTCCTGCGCCCACAACACTTTGACCTATACCAATAATACCAGAAGTTACGTTGGTTACAACCAAGCTGGTGCCAATTTGATTGGCAGTAAAGACACAGGTGCTGGTAAATCCGCTGATGCTGGATTGCGGCACAAAACTTTCTTTGGCAAATATTCCCATTAGATTATTTGCTATCAGTAGTTTTATTATTGTGTGCCTCTGTCCAGTCACATCCAATATATTTTCAACAATAAATCCTGATGGTCCGTCCAGTTTGCTGTAAATTGGGCCGGCCAATATGTTTGCTGTGCCGTCATTAAAATACGCTTGGCCTGTTCTACTGTTGATCCAGATATCGCCAGTGGTCAATCCGCTAGGAGCAGTGTCAGAAACCAGTGTGCCGCCGCTGACCTTAAACGCTGTGCCATCATATACCAACAGTCTATTAGAATTTGTATCAAACCACAGTTGACCTGTTAGAGGATGATTTGGCTGACTTACGTTTGCAAAATTTTCCAACAGGTGTACAAAATTATCGTTGAAATATAATCCATAGTTGGAAGTATTTTTGCCCACCAATGTCAAATCTGTATGAGTTTGGTCTATAGTGCCGTCGGTAAGCCCGCCTGGTATCAACGATGATCCGTTTGTTAATGTTATAGCATAAGTCATTATAAATTAGATCCCGAAAATATAATATAGTTTATTGTTTGATAGTTGTTCATGACATTCACAGCGGCTGATCCGGTTGAAGTACCAGAACCACTATAATTCACATTGCCGCTGCTCTTGAGTCCTTTGGCAGTGCCTGACGGCTGGCCCGCTATGCCATAACCTTGTACGGAGTTGGTGTCTGCATCGGATGTAACACTGCTAACTGCATAATATTGATTACCAGCTGAACTGGTCAATGTGTGGCTGTGAGCTGGCAAATTAGCTGTAGTCAATGTGACATATTGGCCGCCGCCGTATCCTCCCACAACAATTGCACTAGAGTCCTGTACTCTATTAGCTGGACCTTTTTGACCGCCTGTTAAAATTTTCGTGCCTGCATCGTTGAGCACTTGCGCAAAGTTTGCCACGTCAGTGAGATTGTTCATGTTGTCTCTGCCCAGTGCAAATCTTCCTCGAAGATCTGGCAAAGCAAAAGTATTTTTACCTTGCAGTCCTCCTGGCGGAGTAAAAGAAAGTCCAATTACTTTATACAATGACGGATAATCTGTTTGTTTCACTTCTGCTCCATCGCAAAGCAACCATCCTGGAGGCACCCCATTCAAACTGATTGAGGATCCTCCCCACGCAATTATTGAGCCAATTGGTGTGCCATAGCCGCTGTGCAACAATGCGGCATCAAGCTTCAAATAAGTGGCCTTGTCCATGGAAACCAATTGACCGCCGCCTGCTGTTTGATAAGCCAAGAACTTGTCACCAGTTGACGTTGAAGTGGCAGCTGTTCTGGGTGAAGCAACTGTGCCTACGATCAATGCAGTGCTTGCTGTAACATTCAGCGTGGCCACACCTGTAGGGCTTTGACCAGTGAACACCGTGCCGGTGTCGCTGGAAATTAAATCGCCTGCCACTTTAAATACTATGGGCGTTTTTAAACTGTCAGCTGTACCGCTCACACTTCCTGTCACACTGCCTGTAAAGTTGCCGTTGAAACTACCAACAAATGACTGGGCATATACATTCCTAAAAGGATTAGTTTGACTTCCAATATCATAGTTGCTGGTTGTGTTGTTGGTCAGCGGAGGAGGACTGATTACTGTGCCTGGCAAAGCTGTAGGACTGATCACTATGGCGTTAGCGGTAATTGTGTTTGTAACTGTGGTAGGTAAACTTGTTGCGATGCCTGCTGTGGTATCAAGATTAAAAACAGTTGTTAGTATGCCGTTGGCAGCTGATTTGATCACAATGCCTCCGGATGTGTTTACCGCGCCGGACGTGATAACTCCAGCCACACTCAGCGTTGACGAAGGTGAAGTGTTGCCGTTACCTATACCGACGGTGCCAGATGGAGCAAGATGCACCAAATTGTTTCCGCTTAGAATAAAATCAATGCTGTTGGTACTGCTGGTGCTGTTGAAAACAAAACCAGAAGTGGCTTGACTGATATTAAAACTTAGATCGCCACCTATGCCCAAGCCTCCAGTGTTTCTGATATTGATAGGCACATTAGATGTAGTTTGACTGTTGCCTGCACTGGCATCACCTCTAAGGAAATTTGCTGCCGACACAGCTACACCATTCACATTCAAAGCATTGGCCGCTTGAGAGTTGCCCCAAATGTTGGTAGGAGTCTGCGATGAGTCTGTGGAAATGCTAGATGACAGATTTAATCCAGCGTTGATAAGTCCAAAACCTGTAATGGTAGTTTTAGGAGTAAAGGTATCTTTGCTGATAATAGCAATGCGATAGGCAGAACTATCCTGCGAACTGGCCGCATACAAACTTATCACGCTGTGTACCACGTTGGCAGTGTCAGTTATTGACTCAACCAACGGGCCTGTGGCTTTACCTGCACTGAATTGTGGACCAATCAACAGCCAGCTACTGCCTGAGAACAAATATAATTGGCTGTTGTCAGTGTCCACCCATAAATCACCGGCAGTGGCATTGGTGATGTCAGGCACACCACCGGTGGCTGCCAGTGTAGTCACACCAGCTCGTTTGATTGAACCAGCTTCGTTCCAGGTACCGGCACCATCATATACTCTTAGTATGTTGTTGCCCAATGCTGTGTCATACCATAACTGTCCTTGTACTGCATTAGCAGGTGCATTAGGTGATGCAAAATTTTCAAGCAAATGTAGCAGGTCGGCAGCATGTATTGGAGCATAACCTGCATAGTTTTTGCCCACAAAAGTAAGACTGGTTTGATTGTTCAAGGCACCATCAGCTACCGTGATGGCTGGCTTGGCAGGATTAGTTGAATCGGTATAGGGAACGGTGTATGGCATCTAATTCTCCTTATACACTTACCAAGCCTGTAAGGCTTTGGATTCTAACTGTATAATCTATCTGTATAAGCCTGTTGAGACTTTTTTGTACAGGATGAAATATCACATGAGTCAATAGCAAATTGGTACCGGTTGCACTGTAATTCACCAAACCCAATTCGTCAAATATAAAAGTTTGTTCGCCTGTATTTGTGGTATCATATGCTGCCTGGCCACTGGGCTCGCCGTAGTCTAACAAACAAGTACAGAAAATGTCGCTGTAATTGTATCCAGTTGTGTGTCTTACTTCGGTGAAATTTCTTGTGGGATCCGTATTGGTAGCCGCATTAGGGTCTATGACTTTTGAGTATGTAGGATTATACAAACTGGCATTGGTTCCGCTGGTGTTGGGAGTGAGATATGTAATAATTCCTGTGGGGTCAACGCTTGTGCCACCGTTACCAAAGCTCATTTGATAAATGTATCCACCGTTAATGCTGTTGGACAAACTTTGTGCCAAAGCATAACTCATGTTTTCATAATGAATGGCATTGCGTTTGTCGATGTATACTTCCTTGGAAGTAGGATCGAATATTTTTATATGCCCTTCTATGTGAATTCCTGTTTGATCTTTGCTCTGCATGCTGGTCTCTCTTTATGTATTATTTATCTGTGTTTATTAAGTGCTAGTTTAATTATCTAACACCAGTGGTTTTCCTAGGATAGGCAAATCCTGTAGTGGGTCTGAATCCATAATTTTGCTTTGGGAAAGTACTGCCTGTATGGAAATACTTGTAAATCTGATCTGCTTTTGGTGTGCCAAGGCCAGTTACTGCATCCCACCCTGCTGTGGTTGTATATCCTGTGGTTAATCCGTTCCTGTTATCACCGCTGATAATATCGTTGAACAATAATGCTCTGTTTGAATACCAAGTGGTCATATTAAACGGTATCCGATATCCTAATTGGGCATTTAGTCTTGCCCACATGCCTGCCAACAATGGCGCAGAGGCGCTTGTTCCGCCAACTTGACTAAGAACACCGTTAATAAAATATGCGAACCCTGTATTGGGATCAGCAGGAGCACTTATATCTGGAACTCCTCGTCGAGGCAATGCTGTTGGCGTTCCTGTTGAGCTGGCTGTTTTAGTTGTTGTAGTAAGCCCAGTTTGCCAACTAGGTAATGATACAGACGCACTGATGCCGCCGCCGCTGCCGCTCCAGGCAACTTCACTGGTAATTTGATTACTGCCATTTAGAAAAACACTGGTGCCGCCTGTCGAAACCATGTAGGCACTACAACATGAAGCTGTTATATTCAAATTGTTAGCGCCGCTGTCTCCCGAACTTACAAATACTGTTATACCTTTTACAACACAGGACTGAAATGCAGTATCGTATTGTGTTCCATCACCAATTCCCCAGCTAATATCAAGTACTGATGGATTATTTGTTGTATCATTTGCGGCAGCAAGTATATTATCAATAATATTTTGCGTTCCGCTGTTTGGGGCAGTGTAGTATGCTATGCGAGATCTTGGAGATATTGCGCCTGCACAGTAGATATCTAACATGCTTTCGCTATCACTAGTTGAACTAACTGTAGCCCCATTTACATTTATATTAACTATTTTAGGAGCAGTAAGTCCAATACGAGAAAAACTATTGGTAACATCCGTTTGATTATAACCGGTAACAAATCCGCTATAGGTCAATTCAAATATGCCAATACACCCGCCATATCCAGTTCCAGGCGGCATACCATATGCAGTTGCCATTTGTACAGGACTAACTGATACTAACGGATCAACAGTATTGGCGTCGCATATAACTGCATTTTTTACTGCTATAAAACTTTGATCAAACCCTTGAATAGGTTCAACTAGGCTGGCAATTTCACTTGGAATTGTTATGGCGCCTTCGTACATCATGTAGATTCGGCCAGTATCATCAGTGACATCTAACAATGTTATTCCAAATGTTTTATTAAAATTTTCTACAGTACCTGTAATCTGTACCACACCCCTACCACGACTGGCTTCTACAATAGTAAAATTATTATGATAGAAAAAATCATTCACTTCTATAGTTGCATCTTCGGTAGAACCAAATTGATAAATGTATTCGTCATGATCTAATACAGCATGTGTACCGGCTATTACTCCATCAGCATACTGTTGCAAAGTCATGCCGTTCTCATGCAAATCTCTTTTGAGATAGACACTAATCAATATAGTATCATCAAGATTTTTTAAAGTACTTGTGGTCATATTATGCTTCTAGTTTAAGATATGTAATTGTAACTGTGATAGCACCAGTTACTCCACCATTATTATAAATCTTCAGATACATGTTTGCGCTTGGGGTAGCGTCGTTATTGAATCCCATAACGGCCGGAGTAAAATCTGTCGACGTGGCAGTATTACCAATTGTTATTGATTCTGCAACTATACCACTGCCTGGTGTGGGGTCAGTGGTTATTGTTCTTGAGCTATCGTTAGCCTGCGCTGTACTGCTGGTATAAACCGTGACCCATGCTCCTGATGTGCAAGATATATTGTACAAGGCATATCCTTTGGCAGCGGTAACTGTGGCTGGTGAACTGGATCCAACTGCCAAAGTAGCTGTAGTCACTTGTACGGTTGTTCTACTACTGAGTGTGCCACCGCCGCCGCCCGAGGAACTTATCACACCATTATTAATAGTGATACTGGATCCATCAACTTTTACACCGCCTAGCACACTTGTACTGGCAGTAGGCAAAGTGTATGTACTGGCTCCGCTGATGACACCAGTGCTTGGATTAATTGTGATGCTGGAGCCATCCACCTTGACCACACCCAATGTGAGTGCGCTGGCTATGGGTACTGATATTGTGCCACTGGATATATTAATTGTTGTACCATCAATTTTAACAGCGCCCAGTTGCGACGTACTAGCAGTTGCAACACTGATTGTGCCTGCTGAATTATTGATAGCACTGGTGGCCACTGCGGGAATATAAACACCTCCCAGCGTGGTAACACCGGCTGTTGGGAGACTGTATGTGATGTTGGAAGTTATCACACCATTGGTAATTGTTATGCTGGTGCCATCAATTTTCACACCACCCAGAGTGCTTGTGCTAGCAATTGGCAACACATAACCTATCGGAGCACTGATCACTCCGTTATTGACTGTAATAGTTGTACCGTCAACTTTCACACCACCTATTTGGGTGGTGCTGGCTACGGCCAAGCCCAAAGTGCCGCTGGCATTGGTTATGCCACTGGTGCCAACTGCGGGAATTCTTACACCACCCAGTTGTGTTGCACTGGCTGTGGCTATGATAATTGATCCTGAACTTTGTATAATGCCGGAAGCAGTAACCGCAGGAATGATAACACCTCCCAAGGTGGTATCAGTAGCTGAAGGCAAGATGTATTGTGCCGCACTGATTACTCCGAATCCGTTGATGGTTACTGTGCTGTTGTCAACTTTGACTCCTCCCAGCACTGTGGGACTGGATGTTGGCAAAACATATCCGGTGGGAGCACTTATCACACCATTATTGATTGTGATACTGGAGCCGTCCACTTTTACGCCTCCTATAGACGTGGTAGTGGCCACTGGAACCACACTGCTGATAATGCCGGTTCCAGAATTGATAACCAAGGAGACACCATCTACTTTGACTCCACCCAATACACTTGTACTAGCTGTGGGCAGTGAATAAGGTGTTGCACTGATGATACTGTTGTTGACTGTAATGCTGGTGCCATCTACTTTTACACCTCCGACAGTGCTGGTGCTGGCAACAGGAAACACACTACTGATAACGCCAGATGTTATGGTGATTGTGCTACCGTCAACCTTAACGCCGCCAAGAGTTCCTGATATGCTGGTACCAACTGTTGCAGTGGGCAGAGTATAGGATGTGCTGGGAATATTCAAAGTTGCCACACTGCCAGACGCTGTTGCTGTAACACCTGCGCCAGTAAAATTCAATGTGGTAATTGAAGTAGCGCTGCCTTGTGTGCTGCCAGCTTGTTGCACAGTGACCCCCGATATACCCGATCCTCCTGCTCCGCCTGTTACCGTTGAAGTCATCAAACCCGTTGTTGAATTGTAACTAAATGTTATGCCTGTTTGAGAACCTCCCGACAACATAGCGGCTGCTACAGATCTAATATTGGCTGGCACAGCAGAAATCACACCGTTATTGATATTGATACTGCTGACGTCAACTATAACTCCGCCTGGAGTTTGACTTGTGGATAAAGGTAAAGCATAGGGTGTTGCTGTTATGACTCCAGTGTTGCTGATTGTGATGCTGGTGCCATCAATTTTCACACCACCCAGGACGCTTGTGCTTGCAGTGGGTAAATTGTAGGGCGCACTGCTTATAGTGCCGTTATTAATAGTGATACTGCTTCCGTCTACTTTGACACCGCCAATTGTGGCCGTTGTTGCTGTGGGAACCACTGCACTTATTGTACCAGTGTTACTGTTTATGACCACAGATGTACCATCTATTTTGACGCCGCCTAGTGTGCTTGTGGTAGCAGTTGGCAACGTGTAAGCGCCCGGTGCTCCAGAAATTTTACCATAACTTAGACTAACGATCCAGCTGGGGTCATTGTAGTTGCCAGTGGTCAATACTCCATTGGTCACAGTAATAGGCTGCCAAGTGGCTACAGCACCATTGGTTACAAGAGCTTTGCCAGCGTTGTTTGTTTGATTGGGCAACTGATACTGAGTAGTGTACAATTCAGTAAAGTTGGCATTTATCTTGGTGCCGGCGGTGCGAAGTGTATCGCCAGTGCCTGAATTGGCTGATGTTCCCGTATTGATTATCTGTTGCGTCATTTTAATTTCCTTGGTCAAACGTTATATTACCTGCATCAACTGTGGCATTTGAGGTGTCAAACGTTGGGTTCGATATATTACTTATTTGTTTATAGCCGGTATACCATACTCCGGGCACTGCTTTAACATAGCTGGCAACTGCTCCGTTATCCATGATAATACTGTTTGATTGTTTTCCGTCCCAGTCAATGCCAGTTTTCTGCACAACATTTATTTGTGTACCAAATGCTGGTGCGTTTGCAAACGTTATAGAGGCAGTTGTGCCATCAACTGTGAAGTCAGCTGGGAACGTAACATCACCGGCAGGACTGTCTGGTGCATTGTTGATGTTGAACACATCATAGGCGGTTTTTCTCAATCTAGTATTGGCTATAAAGAATTCCCAGTTGGCTAAGTCTGTGGAAAAAGCTGTACTGCTGGTGTGATCAGTTTGACAAACATAAGTGTAACTGCCTGCTTGCACTATATCTTCCATGGCATAAGGTACACCTGCTTTCCACATTTGTACATTCCAACCACCTACAAAAACTTCAATTGCATCAGATGACTTTGGTACAAATGTCAAAGGCATGGTAGTGGCACCTGTTGAAATTAGTACGGTATTATTGATGCTGTCTTTGTAGGGAATAATTTCACTGTAACCTATAAATTGTACAATCTCGCCTCTGGGATTTATGTTAGTGATACCAGTGCCCAGCGTTCCTCTACGCAATTGTCCCAAGACATTTCCGCTCTTGAAGAAATATTCAATACGCTCTCCTCTTATTTCAATCACACCTGGTTTGTTGCCGCTTGGATTTGGAGTGTCAAAATTACTAGCATCATCAACTGTTATGGTCAAGTCGTTCCAATACAAGTCTGCGGCCAAAGTTGTGACTTTTTTGGCATTTAATCTAATGTAATTGGTTCTATTCAACATGTCCTTGAACTGCATGTAGGATACTTTTTGTTGCGGTAAAGGCATGCTGGGGAAAGTTATGATTTCAACAGTATCAGTTTTTGCCAGTGATTTTTGTATTTGTATACTTTGTAAATCATCATTCAACTTGTAATCAATACTTGGCGTTAACAGATTGCCATTTTTAATTACCCATACATAACTTGGATCAAGCACAGATCTATCAAGTGTAATATACCCGCCTAATATGTTATTATAGGTATAGAACAAACTGGTACCTGGAGCCAAGTTGTAATTTGCCGAGTATGATACCGTGGTTCTTTGAATGTCTAAAAT